AAAGGGCGACCCTGCTCACCCGATCGAAACGGTATCGCGCATTGAGCTCGTTGCACCAGAGATCCACAACGGTGCGCATCCAGCTGCCGCCCAAGCTGCTGTGGGTCTTTTCCGGCCAAGCTGACGTCAGAGGGGCCTACGGCGGCCGAGGGTCAGCAAAGACGCGGTCGTTCGCCAAGATGACGGCGGTTCGCGCGTACATGTGGGACAAGGCCGGCGCTGAAGGGATCATTCTGTCCGGCCGGCAGTTCATGAACTCGCTCGACGATTCGAGCATGGAGGAGATCAAAGCAGCCATCCGGTCGGAACCGTGGCTGCTGCAGCACTTCGACATAGGCGAAAAGTACATCCGCACGAAGTCGGGGCGCATTCAGTACAAGTTTGCCGGGCTCGATCGCTCGCTTGACAGCATCAAGTCGAAGTCCCGCATCAAGCTGTGCTGGGTGGATGAAGCCGAGCCTGTCACCGAGGAAGCGTGGATCAAGTTGATCCCAACGCTGCGCGAAGAGGATAGCGAGTTGTGGGTCACGTGGAACCCGGAGAGCAAGCGTAGCGCGACGCATCAGAGGTTCCGTAAAGGTCCGCGCGATGAGCGCATGCGGATCGTGGAACTGAACTGGCGCGACAACCCGTGGTTCCCGCAGGTGCTGGAACGCACTCGCATCAGGGACAAGATGCAACGCCCTGACCAGTACGGGCACATCTGGGAAGGCGAATTCCGGCAGGTGTTCTCTGGCGCCTACTACGTGGCGCAGATGGTGGACGCCAAGGCGGAAGGCCGCATCGGCAAAGTGGACTACGAGCACGAGCTTCCCGTGCACACGGCATGGGATCTCGGCATCGGTGACAGCACCGCAATTTGGTTTTTTCAGATGGCCGGCCGTGAGATCCGCGTGATCGACCACTACGAGAACAACAACGAAGGGCTTGAGCACTACGTGGGCATGTTGAAGGCCAAGGGCTACCGCTACGGCGAAGACGTCGTGCCCCATGACGCGAAGGTGCGCGAGCTTGGCACGGGGCGCACCCGCGTCGAAACCTTGATCGCTTTGGGCCGCAAGCCGCGCGTGGTGCCGGATCACAAGCTGATGGATGGCATCAACGCCGTGCGCGAGACGCTGCCGCGCTGTTGGTTCGATGAGACGCGGTGCGAAGCCGGGATCGACGCGCTTCGCCAGTACCGCAGCGAATACGATGAAAAAGACCTCGTGTTCGACGACAAGCCTAAGCACGACTGGACCAGCCACACCGCTGACGCCTTCCGCTACCTCGCGATGGCTTGGCGTGTCGAAGCACCCGCTGAACCCAAGCCCAACCCGATCAGCGCACTCTTGAAGCCCATCACCTTGAACGACATCATGGAAGAAGCCGATGCCGAGTGACGTCGGCTCCGGTGATCTCGACAAAGCCAATGAGCAGCGCCGCGTGTCGCCGGAAGCATCCGCGCGCTTTTGGGTCATGCAGCTGTCCATCTCCGATCGCGAGCATCGCGATTGGGTCAAGGAAGGCGAGCGGATTGAGAAGCGCTACAAGGCCGAGAAGACCGCTGCGGCCAAGGTTTCCAAGTCGTCGAAGCGCCTCAACATCTTGTACTCCAACACCGAGACACTGACCGCCGCGCTGTACGCTCGCACGCCCAAGCCTGACGTTCGCAGGCGCTTCGCGGACCGCGACCCCGTGGCCCGCATGGGCGCCGACATCATCGAGCGCTCGCTGGTCTACTGCTCCGACACCTCTGAGCATGATCGGGTCTACAAGCGCGGTGTCAAGGATCTGGTGTTGCCCGGTCGTGGCGTAGTGCGGCTCGACTATGAGCCCAAGATGGGCCAAGTGCCGGTCATTGATCCAATGACGGCAGCGCCCGCCGTTGACGAGACCGGCCAGCCCGTCACCGAGGAAGCCGTCGTCGATCAGAAGGTCGTCGAGAAGTATATCTACTGGAACGATTTCCGGCACAGCGCCGGCCGCACGTGGGAAGACTGGTGGTGGATCGCGTTCCGCCATCGCATGACGCGGGAAGATCTGCGCGAAAACAGGTTCGCAGACCCTGAAACAATTCCGCTGAACTGGTCGCCGGAGATGGACGACGCGCGCACGTCAGACAGGGACATCCCCGACAACATGAAGCGCGCGGAGGTTTGGGAGATCTGGGACAAGCGGGACCGCTCGCGCGTGTGGGTGGTCAAGGGCCATTCCAGAGTGCTGCGCATGGACGATGACCCCTATGGTCTGGAGGGGTTCTGGCCGATTCCCTGCCCGCTGTTTGCGACCACGGGCAACGACAACTGCATGCCCACCCCTGACTACCTGCAGTATGAGGACCAGGCCGACGACCTCGACGAACTTGAGGCGCGCATCTCGCACCTCACCAAACAGCTCAAGCGGCGCGGCGTCTATGATGCCTCGATCGAAGCCCTGAAGCGGCTTGCGCGGGCTGGCGACAACGAGTTCATTCCGACCAAAGACATGCAGATGCTGGCCAGCAAGGGCGGGCTTCCTGCGGTGTTCCAGGTGGAAGACGTGTCCGCGACGGCAGGCATCCTTTCTGAGCTGTACAAGCAGAAAGAGCAGCGCGTTCAATCGATCTACGAGGTGACCGGCATCAGCGACATCATGCGCGGTGCCACCAATGCCAGCGAGACCGCGACGGCGCAGAACATCAAAGCCCAATTCGGGAGCATGCGCCTCAAAGATCGGCAGCGCGAGGTGCAGCGGTGGGTCCGCGACGCATACCGGATCAAGGCCGAGCTGATCTGCGAGCATTTCGAGCCGCGAAAGCTGGCCGAGATGACCGGCCTTCAGCCCGACGAGACGTTCGCTGCGGCCGTCGAAATGATCAAATCTGACCGAGCGCGCGGCTACTCGATCGACATCGAAACCGACAGCACCGTGTTTGAGGATGCCGAGGCCGAGAAACAGAGTCGCGTCGAGCTTCTGACGGCGATCGGTGGCTTTGCTCAACAGTGGATGCCGCTGGTGCAGGTTGCGCCGGAAATGATGCCGCTGGTGGGTGAGATGCTGGCGTTTGGCGTGCGCGGCTTCAAGGCCGGGCGCCAACTCGAGGACGCCATCGATCAGACGATGCAGGCTATGCAGCAGCGCTTGTCCGCGCCACCTCAGCCGCCGCCGCCTGATCCGGCCGTGGTCAAAGCTGAGGCTGAGATGCAGCGCGATCAGCAGTCCCACGAGATGGACATGGCCGGCAAGCAAATGGACCTGCAGATGAAGCAGGCCGATATGCAGTTCAGGCAGCAAAGCGCGGTCATCGACGTGCAGAAGGCGCAGGCGATGGCAGACGCCAAGGTGGCCAGCGTCGGCCCTGATGGGAGAATGCTGCAGTGAACCCGCATCTTGAGATTCGCCGCGAGAACAGCGCCCCAAAGTGCGCGACATGCCGTGAATGGGACGGCCGCGACACAGGCAAAAGCGCGGCGACGTGCGAGCGGCACAAGGTCGTGACGCTCGATCTTGCTGTTTGCAGCGCGTGGGAGCAGCACGAGGTGCTGCATGGTCAGATCATTAAGCCCGACGACGAATGAGCAACCAGAGCGGCGTACAAGCCGCAGTCCGCGCCATCACCGGCACCACGCTCGACTACAACGGCGACTGGTCCGCACTGTTTGATGCTGACGGCATCGCGGCAAGCGATTGGAACGGTCGGATGCTCGCGTGGATCAACCAGACGCTTGGCACAAGCTATTCGGGGCTTCCCGGGGCGATGAATGCCTTTGCCGTTGATCAGGGGTTCTCGTCTTGGTCGGCCATGAACACGTTCGAGCTGTTCGCGCCGGGCGATCTGTTCGCTGGTTTTTCGGGCGATTGGTGGAACGCTGACGACCTGTCCAAGCTGTCCCAGGACACAGGCGGGGCAACGCCGGTCACGGCCAACAACGACCCGGTGGGGCGGTGGCTGGGCAACGTCAACAGCACGGCGCTCACGCAATCGAGTGCCACGCTCAAGCCGCTCTACAAAACCGGCGGTCATGTTCAGACAGACGGCACAGACGACTTCATGAGCGTGGCGCTGTCGATTACGACGTACCCGATGACGATTGCAGTCGTGTTCGACGCGACAACGACGACATCAGGCAGCGGCCTTGGGCAGATTATGAGCATGTCGGCCAACGATAGCGACTATCGCGGGCTTTGCTTGCAACCGGCGACTGGCGGCGTAGCCATTGACCGCAGCGCAACCAACGCAATCAGCAGCCCCGGCAAGGTGGTTCCGACGACAGGCACGCGACGGTCTGCATGGGCGCTTTTCGAGTCCGGCAGCGCGACGTTTTTCTTCACCGAAGGTGACACGGGCACCATTGCCCATTCCAATACCCACGGCGCTGGCACTCTGTTTTTCGGCAAGGGCCGTCCGTCCGGGTTGTTCTGCGGCGCCAAAATGCGGGAGTTGTTGATCATCAACCGCCTGCTCGATTCAACGCAGCGAGGAAAATTGCGGGACTATTGGGGGGCCATCTGATGGCACGAGAAACCTACGTTATCCGTGACGGCAAGCTGGTGCCGAAGCACTTGGCTGCACCATTGGAAGGCCGGCGCGATCATCGCTTCATGCCTGACATGGCGCCGATCGATTTGCCGGGCGGCAAACAACTGACCAGCCGCAGCCAGCTTCGCGAGCACGAGCAGCGCTACGGCATCAAACAGTGTGGCGACGACTGGACCGGCAGCACCAAGCCGGTTTGGTGGGACGCATGGAAACGAGGGGAACTGCGTGGCTGATCCTATGGACGTGAGTGCAGAC